TAAAATACTGGTTGTTGCTTGTGAAAGAACTGAATTAACAGCAGCAGAAACAGCAGCAGCTGTTGTACCACTTAAGCCCAGTGCTGAAGAGACAGTAGAACCGACTCCTGCACCACCAAGAGCAGCACCAGCAGCTATCTGAATACCTAACTTTAGGTAATCACCAGGACTCATATGGTCGTCTACTTTGTAAGTTTTTACATAAGCAGAGCCGTTCCATTCGTACTTGTCGCCGTCACTATTGTAGATTGTAGAACCTACACCGTACTTAGCTAGTAACGCTTGGTTTTCTTCAGAGTTAACCCAACGATCATAAGCAGAAGACTGCTCTTGCATTCGCTGACCATAGGCTTCCGTATAAACGTCTTGGTCATCATCTGTGTACTGAGTAAGATCCTCGCCTTCAAGAATCATTAACTCATCTTCAGTTAGTGAACCAGTGTATTCGTCCCAGTTACCTACATCGTAGTCACCAGCTTGAATCAACTCTTCTCGCTCAGTCATGTAAGCAAGATAGTTATCAAAGTCACCGAAGGCTTGCTGAAGCATTCTAGAGCCTTCGTCATTGAAGTACTCACGTAGTTCAGCTTCAGTTACTTGAGTAGCGTCACCTCTTGCATACAGTGCATTGGGGTTAGCATCACCTGTTTCGACACCTCTAAAGAATGTAAAGGTAGTTACACCTTCAGGCTCAGGCTCAGGTTCTGGTTCTGGTACAGGTGCTGGTGCAGGAGCAGGAGTGTCAGTCCCTGTTTCTTCTGTTGCTCCGCCTACAGGTCCGCCACTTGGATCAAACGGTCCAGTTTCACCAGGTTGTCTCTTTGTTGGGTCACTGGTTGTACCAGTAAGCATCCCTGATTTTGTCGGAGGTGCAGGCTTGCTTTGTACAGGCTGAGACGTAATAGTAGCTCCTAGTTGAGGATTAGCTGCTAAGTACCTAACGGCATCATAGATACTAGGAAACTGTTGTGTACCTACATAATACGCCATTTACTTTTCCCTTGATACGCCCTTGGTTTTTTCATAAGAGCGCATAGCGCCAAGACCAAGCATACCCATTAGTACAGGCATCATAGTCTCTAGGTCAATGAGTGGTATAGTGACTTCAACAGCCAACAGAGCTAGTACAAAGTTAGTAAACGGTATAACCATAAAGTTACCCATCATACCCAAGACACAACACCAGCCTACTGCAGGTCTCCAACCAGAGACAAACAAGGACTTGTGTGCTGCTTCTACTTTGTTAACCTCTAGCTGTGCCTTAGCAAGCTCCTGAGCGTGTCTCTGAGCCATTGTAGCGACTTCATGGGCCAGCTTAGCCTTCTGGTCCTTGTCCTCTACAAACTTGTCTAGAAGCCCTGTAACAGGCCCTATGAGCGACTCAATCATCTAGCAAACTCCAAGATAGCAATAGCCACAGTAACGATAACAGCAATAGACGCAAAGCCACCTGTCATCATCTTCTCTAGTTTGTCAAAGCGTTGGTTATGTGCGTCCAGTTGCATCTGGATCATTTGATAACGGATACTGCACTCACGCTCGTGTGACTCTAAACGCGATATCGCTTGCTCTAGGTCTGACATGACTATTCCTTATTATTCTGCTCAACAGTTACCTGAGCTTCTAATTTACCAATTTCTACTTCTATCTTGTTAAGCTGCCTGCGTAACTCGTGTATCTCTACGTTGCGTTCTTCCAGAGCCATAATCTTAGCGTTCTGTATTAGGTCGTCCGGTAACGCACCACGTAAGCCTAAAGGCCATTCACGAACAAACGCAGAGTTTTCTTGGCTGTGTTCAACCGTAGTAATACGAGTGTCAAGAGTTACGTAAGCAGTAGTAGCCATAACGATGCCAGCACCAAGAGCAACTAAGTTCCTTAGCGGTATAGATACCTTGGTGTCGTCATCAATCTCAGGCATTACTGCTTCGCTTTGTCAACATTAATCTACAAAACGTCCTTCAGCAAACAAGTGATGAAGCCTATGTGTAAAAATAAGCCACACGAGTCTAACTAAAGTGCTTTCTGTATATGCCCCTGCTTTGCAGCTATAAGTCCACATAGCGATTACCAAGGCATACCATCAGCAGACACAGGGTTCTTTTGTCCTGCGATGTTAGCTGTTAGCGCCGCCTCAGTCTCTTCTTGGTTTACTGATTCCCAAACCCAGCCCATGACAACTTCTTCTGTCAGGCTGTCGTAAGCAACAAAGCCGTCAGCAGAAGCATCGGGTGTGAAGCCTACAGTGCCGTATGCAGAAGCAGTGAATGTGTCTTCACCAACAGTTTCTTCTTCAGTAACACGCCAGTGTGCAACGGTTACACCGCCGTCTGCCACGTTACGCTCAAGGTTAGCTATAGTCCATGTAGCCATTAGTTTTCTCCTAATTTAAATAATTTACGGTTCTGACGCTTCAACTATAAATTCTTGAGTTGGTGCATCTGGAATATCAAGCTCTAAATCTTCTGTAACATAAGGAAATTTTGTTTTTATGTTATTGATAGCCGCTTGCCATTCTTCCATTGTAAGTTCGCCTCTTTGTACCTGCATAAACATAGGGTCAGTTATTTTTTGATACTCTGATTGACGATTAGTGCGAGCTAATTCATTAACACTTTCCATTGGAAATAATTCTATAGCCATTATTAAGACCTCTTTATAGTTACTGCTTGCATACGAACATTTGAAGTGGTTGTAGCGCCTGCTAATGCTATTGTCCCGCCAGAATTTGTTGCGTTTACAGTTAACCCGTTATTTGCAATTTGCGTAGTTATAACAACTGAGCTTTCATCTTGTTTAAATAGAGCCGCAATTATATATTTTGTTGTGCCTGTCTCATAAGCATAAAGAAAACCAGTTTGTGGCTCACCATTTGTTATAGTTGAAAAAATCCCAGACCCACCGTTGTTATCAACAACTTTCCATCTTTGAAATGCGTTGTTTGCATGAATACCGCCTGACAGGTAGAGGTCTTTGAAGCGGTAATTACTTTGACCTAAATCAACTAGACCGTCGTTGGAATTTAAGCCATCACTATCACAAAGAGTAATGGCTGACCCGCCAGTTCCAAAACGCAGGAAACAATCTTGTGTGTCAGCTTTTCCTATTAATAAATCACTTGTACCAACACTAATACTACCGACTGTGGAGCCGTCTTTGCGGAAGTCTACAATGGCTCCGTCTGTGCTTGTTCTATTAAAATAAGCAACCGTTCCGCCATATCTAGCTACATTTAAATAACCGCCTGAGCCTCTGTTGTAAACAAAACCGTTATCTGCCGTAGAGCCTGCATTGTTATTCTGTGTGTCTGTGTCAGTAGTACCAACCAGCAAGTTGCCACTAGAGTCGATACGCATGCGTTCTGTATCGTTAGTACCGAACAGCAAAGCATGATTAGACGTTGTTTTAAGGATTGTGCCGCCACTAATAGAACGATAAACGCCTGTATGTGTTCCGTCTGTAAGCCTGTAACCGTCTCCAGTAGAGCCTGATATATCTACCTTGTCATTTGGACTGCTAGTACCAATACCAACGTTACCGCTTCCCGTAATAGACAGCCTTTCATCAGTAGTTGCATCGCCAGCTACAGAACCTAAAAAGAAACCCATCCTTCTATTTGCTTGAGCGGTGTTGTTAAACGACATGATGTACATATCTTGCTGATTGCCAGAGAACTTAATCGCGTTATAAACACTATTCCCTGAACCAGCATTTCCAAGATTTAACGTACTGTTTGAATTAGCGGCAGTTACGTCTGTAGAGGTATGGGTTGTTTGTACTTGAAGACGTGTGTCGGGATTGCTAGTGCCGATACCAACATTCCCACTAGAGTCGATACGCATGCGTTCATCAGTAGTGCTAAAAACAAGATTGGCTGATGTTGACCCGCTTGCATTAAGTACAACATCTCTTGTGCTTTCATTAACAGATAAAAATAGACCAGGGTTATTAGTTCCACCAATATACCTAAAAGCGGCTCCTGCTGACCCATCTGAAGGCATTTGAGTATGTAAACGGTAAAGTGGACTGCTAGTGCCGATACCAACATTCCCAGAAGCATCGATACGCATGGCTTCTGTGGCGCTAGTAAAGAAGCGCATAAAGTTACTTGAATGGTTATACCCAATGTAACCTTGATATTGCTGTGTAGTAGTAGTGCCGTCAGCAAACGCAAGTACACCATTGTTGGCTGTGCCGCTGTAAATAGTGATTCCCTGCTCGCCTGAACCAGAGCCTACAACTAACGTGTCAGCGCCTACCTGATTGAAACTAGATGGACTGCTCGTACCAATACCCAACGACTCCGCAGAACTATCCCAGAAGAACTTCGGAGTCGTACCCGTGTCTTCGTAGAAGCTGATGTCGTTGTTTGCCTCTATAACAGCGGCTTTATTGCTTCCAGTATAAAACTCAATTTTTCCTGCACTTCCGGTGCTATTGTATGACTTAAACCACATATTAGACGCGTTACCTACGCCTATGGTTCCTTCGTATGAAGAGTCGTCATCGTAAAGTTTTAGCTTGTCGCCGTTAGATGCAGTTGAAAACGCCGCTGGTTGTCCGTATGAGCCTGAGCCAGTTGCAGAAAAAAACAACTCTCCGCTTGCACCATCAACAGTCAAACCACCAGCGGTCACTGTGCCAGACAAAAATAGGTTTTTAAATTCTAAGCCAGATGCGCCTAAACTAACGTTGTTATTGTATGTTGAGCCATCTGCGCCTACTGGTACGATTCTACTGTTATCAAAATCAAACTGCAGTCCAAGACCGTCAGCAGTAGCAATAAACAACCTATCTGTCGCTACGCTACCTAAAGTACCTAAAGCACCGATATCATAACTGTCAGCAACTACTGAACCAGTGACGTCAATGCCTGTGGAGGTTGTGGCTAGCTTAGAGGCGCTTCCATACGACAAAGTAACAGCATTTGCACCAGTTAAAATTAAGTTTTGCCCTGAACCGTTTTGTACGGCAACTCCAGTGTCTTGACCGCCAAGAATTAAATAGCCTGTTCCAGCATCCTTGATATAACTATTGTTCGAATCATGATAAATCTGTAGATCAGAGCTAGCACCAAAGATAGCCTTGTCGTTGTCGCCAAAGGTCACATTGGCAGAAGTCGCAAGACCTGCAAAGGTTGGAGTGTCAGTAGTAGCAACACCTTGGTTCAAAGCCTTGACAGCAGTAATGTTAGTCAACTCTGAGTCCATCAATGCGCCAGCAGCAGTAACATTAGTTGTGTCCGTTACGTCTGCTAAAGCTTCGATACCGTCAAGTTTGCTGTGGTCAGCATCGGTAAATACATTGGAGTCTGTAGCGGCTTCTACTGCGGCTCTGATCTCAGCATTGGTTTGGTCACCTGTAGCACCTGCTTCTATCCCATCAAGCTTACTGTGATCTGCATCAGTAAAGACGTTAGAGTCTGTAGCGGCTTCAACCAGTGTACGAATCTCTGCGGCTGTTTGGTCAGCAGTAGCACCAGCTTCAATACCGTCTAGCTTAGAGCCATCAGTAGCAACGTCACGTCCGTCTACAGTACCGTTTACAGTAATGTTGCCTGTAGCAGAAACAGTAGTAGCAGAGACAGCGGCAGGAGTAGTGCCACCAATGACAGTACCGTCGATAGTACCGCCGTCGATGTCTGGAGTGTTTACGTCAGGAGACGTGAGAGTCTTATTGGTAAGTGTCTGAGTCCCTGTTAGCGTTGCAACGGTAGAGTCAATAGCAAAGGTAACAGCATTACCTGAGCCAGACGTATCAATACCAGTGCCGCCAGTAAACGTCATAGTCTCAGTGTCTAGGTCAATGTTTAACGCACCACCAGTGTCAGCTTGGAAGTCTAGATCTTGAGCTTGGAGTTCTGTGGTTACAGCGTCAACGTAAGCTTTTACGGACTGCTGTGTAGGAACTAGGTTAGCACTGTTAGACGACATATCATCTTCATCAACGAATGCAGTAATGCTAATAGTCCCGTCGGAAATAGTTTCGTAGGTCAACGTGCCTGTAAAGGTCGGACCTGCAATATCTGCTTTGGTTGCGATAGCAGTAGAGATCGCGTCAAACTCTGTTTCAAACTCAGTTCCGCGAATGATCTTACCAGAGTCGCCTGTCGGTAATGAGTCTTTAGCCCCAAAGTCTGTAGTCTTAGTGTAGTTCGACATCGGAAAGTCCTATTGCAGAAAACGGAGGGAAAGGAAAAAGGGGCCATTGCTGACCCCTCTTGTCGTTCTTATGCAGAAGGTACTGCGAGAACGAAACCAGCTTCAGGACGGTATACCTGGACACCGTACAGCGTGTCAGCTGTGTACAGAGTCGAGAGGTATTCCTGCTTGTACTGAGTCTGTGAACGTACGGCCATTTGCTCTGCCATGACAATTGCGTCTTTGTGGAAGAGAAGAGCAGCACGTGTATCAACGGTTCCTGCAGTGTTATCACCAGCAGCTTCGATAGTTGCACAGTTAGAAGACACGTAGATGTCTACACCGTACAGGTTACCGATAAGGCCACTGTTAACTGACTGACCACTTACGAAGTCAGAAGACACGTAACGGTCAATGCCCATAATGGCATTACGAGTTGCAGGTGGAATGATAAGGCAACGGTCTTCCATAGGAACGTCGTTGTCGTCCATCTTCTGAATCATGTCACGGAAGAACGCATCAGTAAAATCATCACCAGCAACAAGAGTGTCGTCAGTGTACTGAGTAGTTGTACCACCGTCATTGAAGAAACAACCAGTGTGCTGGTAGTCAGTAGGAGCTACTGAACCAGAGTACACGATTGCACCACCGTTACCAAAGCCTGTACCTGCAGAGTGCAAGTCAGTGTCTACCTTAAGAGCAAGCTGGTAGCCAGCGTCTTCAGTGTAGAACTGACGGAGGCTGTTAAGAGCCTGTACTTCTACGATGTCTTCGATCAGACGTGAGTACTCGAAGTGACGGTCAACAGTGACAGTCAACTCTGACTCAAGGTTTGCTTGGATTGTTACCGCAGTTGCTTCTGCTTTTGCAGACGCTGAACCACGAGTAGGCTTAGGAATGTGAATTACATCGCCTTTCTTGCCAGCCATTTGAATGCGCTTGACAAGAGGTGCCAACTTGAGGTTCTTTTGGTATGCTGCAATTACTTCGTCACTCCAGATTTCTGGGATAAAAGTACCAGCAGCAGTTTTGTCAACTACAGCATTAGCTGTAAAATAAGTTCCAGAGGTTTCGCCAGCCATGATAAATCTCCTTGATAATTAGGCTACTTAACTCGACCCTCTGCGTATGCTTTGAATATCTCGTCTGACATAGACTGATATCGTTCAGGGTCGGTTCGCATGAGTTTAATTATGTCAGCCCGACGATAAGTCTTTTTACGAGACCGCTCTGCTGTTCCTCTAGCAGTACCGGTAGTTGCAGCTTTGAGAGATTGTTTACGTGCTGTTCGTTCTACACTGGCTGTCTGCTTAACCATTTGGTTACGCTCTTTCCAAAGACTAAACAACTCG